CTACCATCCTCGATGAGGATTATGGCGATGTTACTGATCTTGAGGAAGGTCATGACTTTAAGCTGAGTAAGGTAATGGAGGGTCAATGGCCCAAGTACGATCAGTCTGCTTTCCGTCCCAAGGCTACTGCTGCGGGAACCAAGAAGCAGATTGCGGAGTGGATGGATGAACTCCATGATGTTCACTCTCTTGTAAAATTGGAGGAGTATGATACATTCAAGCAAGTTGCTGAGACTCTTCTAATTGGAAAAGGAACTCCTGAGCGAGATCCTGTCGATAGTCCTAGCACGGAAGTTTCCGATGACGACTATCTTAACAGATTGAAAGGTTAATATATGAGAAATATTTTACTAACCCTTTTATTTACTGCTGTGCTTGGTGTGGGCTTAGGGTCCTGCGCTGCTCTTGAGACTTTCTTTGGAGAGGGTACAGTATTTACGACTGCTGATCAGGTTGAGGAAGGTGGAGAGGCTGCTGTCATCCCCTTCGATCAACTCCCAGACTCTATTAAGGCTCAGATCCCTGAAGGTACTTCACTTGTGATGACCTCCAAGGACGCACTTAAAGAAGGTGCCTCTTATATTCCCGCTGGTGGGGAGTTGGATGAGGGTGGTTTTGATGGTATTGTTAGTACTGCTATGGGTTTGGGTAAAGCTTTTATTCCTGGCCTAGCTGCTTGGGAAGGTGCTTTAACCTTGTTTAGTAAGCGTAAGCGTAAGCATTACATTAAGGCTGCTAAGTCTATTGTTCCTACTGATAAGAACATGGATCTTGGTGGTATGCTAGGTAGTCTTGCTGCCGCTATTGGTGCATCACACTCCTCTACCACCTCTGAGGCTGCTTTTGATGAAGAAGAAGAGTGGGAAGAGGAGGAAGCATAATGGATTCTGTTAATACGGATGAAAGAGTGGAAACTTTTCTATCCCTCATGCTAGAGGGGTATGAAACTAACCTTAAAAATGTTGATCAATTCATCGAGCAGAATGAGTTACAGGTCAATGGAGCCAAAACCCAAAGAGATGAGATTGTTCAAAATATCTCAGAACTTAAGGATATGCTGGGTTTATCAGAAGAAACTGAAACCCCTAGCTTAGAGATCGTAAAAGACGAAGAGTAGGGATCTAAAGTAGGCTATTATAGGGAGAGCATCTTTGCTCTCCCTATTTTTTTTATTATGAATATGCAAGAACACACAATGCCCAAAGACACTAGAAGTCGATGGGAAGGATTAAAATTTTGGCCTGGGTTAGATAGAAAATTAAGAATTTTAGTTGCTCCTGCTAATAAAGGAGGATGTAGTTACTATAGAGCGTGGAACCCTTTTGAAACTATTGAAAAACAGTTTCCTAATATAGTGGAGTTTAGGTATAACGAAAATCCTCTTGAAATAGATATAGAGAAGAAAGAGGAGGGTGGTAATAACTACGAAGATTTAAATTGGTGTGATGTATTTTTTACCCAGAACCTATCTAACTTTGGTGGTCCTGCCACTATTAGAACGATAGGGTTGGCTAAAGAGTTTGGTAAGTTCGTTTGGTACGATACAGACGATCTTCTAACTAATATTTATGATGACCATAGGCTAAAGCAGCTTTATCTCGATAATGATTTAGAGAACCTCACTAAGTTTATTTATTCAAACGCAGATTTAGTAACGGTAACTCAGGATAAGTTCGCTCAAAGGGTAGCTCCTTTTTGCACTAATACTTTAGCTATTATAAAAAATGCTATAGATTATTCTTTACCTGCTTGGAATGCCCCAAAGGTTCCAGTAAACAAAAAGATTACTAGGGTTGGGTGGGTTGGTGGAATTCACCATGAAGCAGATGTTAAAGAGTTTGCCTCCGTACCTCACATGGTTAATCAACGAGCGGGAAGGGAAAGAGTACATTGGGGCTTCTACGGTAGACCTCCCGTAGACCCAGAGAATAAGGACGATTGGCAACAACAAGTATGGGATAACTATCAAAAGACTCTCTTATCTGGGTTTAAAGGAGCGAATAACTGGAATATATACCAAGCTCTTCCTGCGTCTGATTATGGGATCATGTATTCTAATATTGATATAGCTATAGCCCCTCTCCAAAATAATGAATTTAATGATAGCAAGTCTGACATTAAAGTAGCAGAGTGTGGGAGGTATAAAGTTCCTCTTGTTGCTACGGATGTTGGATGTTATTCTGATACGATTATTAATGGATATACTGGGTATCTTATACCACCAGACTCCCCTAAATCGGAATGGGTTAAGGTATTACATAAAATGATAGCAGATCCTAAAGGTACTAAGAGGATGGGGGAGAACTTGCATAGGATAACTGAAGAGTTATTTGATGTCACTAAAGTTTCTCATAATAGATTAGATATTTTAGAATTTGCTATGATAAAGAGAGAAGAGAAAAATAATATGATAAAGGGGGCTGAGAGCAATGAAGACATTCAAGCATAGTGGAGACTTGGGAGACATTATCCTCTCCTTACCCGCTGTAAGCTCTCTGGGTGGAGGTGTGCTGTACTTAGATCCGCAGGGTGGGGAGAGAGAGGATCTTGTGTCGTGGGCTACATACACGCGCACAAAGCTCTCTGAGGAGGCTATCCTATCCTTAAAGCCCGTCCTAGAGAAGCAGTCTTATATTAAAGAGGTTCGCTTATGGAATCCCTCCATAAAAGTAGATTATAATTTGGATGAGTTTAGAAAATATGTAAAGTTTAATAATCTTACTACTTCCCATTTAGAAGCATTTAATTTACGCAACAAAATGGATGAGTGGCAAACTAAGAAATGGATTGAGGTAGAACCTAAGAAGTTACCCAATAATAAAAATATAATACTGTCTCGTAGTTGTAGGTATCATTCTAATTACTCTTTCTGGGAGACTTTAGGAGAGGAGTTTATAACTAACGCAGTATTCATTTCTCATCCGAAAGAATTTGAATACTTTCTGTATACTTTTCCCAGGTACAAGGGGTTGATAGAGTATTTGGATACTAGAAATATGGTAGAGTTGGCAGGGTATATTGAAGGTTGTGATTTGTTTATAGGCAATCAAAGTTTCACTTATTGTTTAGCTGAGGCTATGAAGAAGAAGTTGGTGCTAGAGGTATATAAAACCTACCCATCTTCTTTATTTAAACGGGAGGATGTACAGCATGTCTAAAAAGATTTATTATGTAGCTGATTTTTTTCAGAAGGATGAGGATTTCGGTGGAGCAGCCATGAGCGATAACGCTTTCATGGAGAGGTTAAGAGATAACAATGATATTGTCTTTGAGCATATATCTTATAAGTATCTCAAACCCATAGAGGAAGATGCCTTTTATATAGTAGCTAATAGATCTCTATTTCCCAGAGACTACTTGAAGGAGATGGAGAAGGCATCTTATGTTATCATTGAACATGACCACCAATATGATAAGGGGCAACCTGGGACTAATGGGCGTAATCCCTATATGTATGGACCAGAAGGTATAGTACCTGATGAGTTTAAGTGGGACTTAGATTTTTATAGGAAGGCTGATGCAGTTTTCCTTCAGACAGACTTCCACAAAGAATTATGTGAAAAGAATAACATAGAAGGTAACTTAATAAGCTTAAAAACGACTGTCTTTACTAAAGGTGAACTTTCTCTACTTAGAAAAGTTTTGAATAAAGATATCCCATGCGTAAAGGAGTTTGGTATTTTAGAGTCGGGTGTTTGGTTAAAAGGTACTGCTAATGCAGTTCAAACATGTCAGATTAATAAATGGGAGTACCAGATGATAAAGCCACAGCCTACCAGAGAACTGTTCCTGGAGGAGATAGCTAAGTATGCAACATTAGTATTCATCCCTCTCAGCCCAGAGTCTTGCTGTAGATTTGTGATGGAAGCAAAGATGTTGGGCCTGAATATTATAACTACTGCTAATTATGGGGCACCTTTATCTGAGTGGTTCTCGCTAAAGGGAGCAGAGCTTATAGATGAAATAGAAAGACTAATTATAGAAGAATCCATACCCTTGATAGAGAAGTATCTCCCGTGTTAGAAGGCTATAAGAAATTACCTAATGGAGTAGTTCTTCAAGAAGATCGTAATATTACGATGAACTATGATGAAGATTATATTACCAATGCCTACTCAGATGAGAATATGCTTAATATATCTTATTTGCGTTTAGGATTTTTACTTTCTTATTTACATAATAGAGGTATAAGTTCTAAAGATAAATCTATTTTAGATGTTGGGTATGGATTTGGTCATTTCTTAAAAGTTTGTAATCAACATGGGTTTAATCCCTTCGGGTTAGACATAAATGGACATGATATATCTAAGTTTGCTGGAAAAGGAAACTTAGATAATGCTTACGATGTAATCACTTTTTTTGATTCCTTAGAACACTTTGAGGATATTAACTTCGTAAAAGATTTACAATGTGAAACTTTAATTATCTCTGTTCCCTGGTGTCATTACTTTAGTGATGATTGGTTTGAGTCTTGGAAGCATAGAAAGTATGGAGAACACCTCTGGCATTTTAATGATGAGAGTTTAGAAGCTTTTTTAAATGAGTGCGGGTATGAGGTAGAGTTTAAATCTAATGTAGAAGATGTTATCAGGAAGAATGATCATTATTATTCTAACATATTAACTATAATTGCAAAGAGGGTACAGTAAAAAATGAGTGAAGAAATTGAATATGAGGAAGTAAACCCCATTAATAGATGGGATATTATTAATAAACTTATAGAGAAAAATAATTATAAAGATTATTTGGAGATTGGAATTGCCAACCCTAGTGACAATTATTTAAAGATACTTATAGAGAATAAAACAGGAGTTGACCCTAACCCTGAAAGATTGGCTGAGGGGGTTCAAGTGCAAACCTCTAATGATTTTTTCTATTCTAATAAAAAAAAGTTTGATATAGTTTTTGTAGACGGTCTTCATAAAGATTTTCAATCTCAGATGGATATAGAAAATGGACTTAAGATTTTAAATGAAGGTGGCACTATAGTAGTCCATGATTGTTTCCCAAGGGATGAAATAACTGTGAGTGAAGATCCACAATGGCATATTAGCCAAGCGTGGTGCGGAACTGTTTTTAGAGCTTGGATTAAGCTACGAGCATCTAGGGACGACTTATCCATGTATGTAGTAGCTACTGACTGTGGGTGTGGTGTAATACATAAGGGATCACAAGAGGTTATTGAGGCACCAGACGAAATTACTTGGGACTGGTATAAGGATACTTATGAGACTGCTTTAAATCTAAAATCCGTTGATGAGTTTTATGCTCTAGAGGGTGTATGAAGACAGTAGATTTAAAAACTACTACTAATATATTAATTAATTTAGATGAGCAGCCGCACAGACTAGAATCCTCTACAGAGTGTCTTAATAAGTTAGGAATTCCTTTTTCTAGATACTCTGCTATCAAGCATTCGTTAGGCATAGTGGGATGTGGTATGTCTCACCATGCCGTTATATCTGAGGCTACCTCAGGGACCTTAGTTTTAGAGGATGATATAGGACTTACTGATAATATCCAAACAGTATTTACTGTACCAGATGAAACGGACGCATTATACTTAGGGGTAGCAGATCATGGGTATATTAGAAATGATCCTATAGGTAGAAGAGGAGTAGTCTTAACTACTCAATACAATAAAGAGTACAAACGAGTATTTAATATGTGTGGGGCTCACGCTGTTGTCTATTTAACTGAACACTACATCTTAGCTGCTAAAAATATAGCTAAAGAGTGCTTGGACAAGGGTATAGCATGGGATTTAGGCATAGCTAGTATACATCGACACTATAATATACTAACTCCTAATGCCCCAGTTTTCTACCAAACGGAGCAAGAAGAATTTACTAACTTTATATTAGATTAAGATGAATATTGCTACACACAGCCTACATTGGACTAATCTACATCCAAAAGTAACTGAAAATCATAAAAAAGTATACACGCATTTTGAAATTCCAGTGAGGTACACTCATCAAAATATTGATCATGGGAGTTGGATGACTCACCTGTGTCAGAATACTGAGTATGATATAATTATTTTTTCTGACGCAGATTGCGTTCCTATTACTAGAGAGGTTTTCGATGAAGGAATAGACTATTGTGTGAGAACTGGTGGAATGATTGGTCCCGCTCAAGCCTCTAATCATTTTCAAGCCCCATACAATAAACACATTTTTTGTGCGCCTTCCTTTTTAATGATAACTAAAGAAGGATATGAAAAAATGGGAAGACCTTCTTTGCAGATAGTCCCCCAAGTATCAGATGCAGCCCAGACATTGAGTAGGGTATCTGATGATCTAGACCTTCCCAGGCATTGTTGGTATCCTACCAAATACGAGAAGAATTATAAGATAGGAAATCCCCTAGGCTATGATCCGTTGGGAAATTACGGTCGGTATGGTATAGGTACTGTGTATGGACAAGATAAACTTTATCATTTATATGAATCTAGAGACGGTTCAAAGGTAGATCTGTTTGAGCGTAGGTGCCAAGAGATTTTAAAAAATAAATTTGATAGCACAGAGTTAATAAGCTCTATAATTCCCTAGCAGGAGAAGCAACAAGGTATTATCATGGACACTATAGGAGATTTAATAGACAAGCTTACAATATCTAATATTAGGCTGTGGAATTTAGAGGATGAAAGACGAAGGTACTCGCTATCTGAAGAATATAAAGAGGAAGTTTATATAAAAGATTTTTTAAAGAAGGTTAGCCTTACTAATAAGGAAAGGAATAATCTTATTGATCAGATTAATGCCTCTATAAGGGTTCTTGTAGATAAAGCTGCTAATAAAGATACCTCGTTTGAGCTTACGGCAGAAGATCTTCTAGGTACTGGTAAAAATAAGTTCTATAAAGGAGAGGATAGAAAATGAGTTTAGTTGGTTTAAAGAACTATGTAATAACTTCTAATAGGTATGCCTCACTACTGGAGGGCTATATGTTATTATTTTCTAACTTTTGGCCGAAAGAAGAGGTGGAGACAGTTATAGTAGGCTTTGATCCCCCAGAGACAAAACTTTTAGACAACTTCACTTTTTCGTCTATGGGAGCGCAAGATAATGGAGTAAGTTGGTGTGATCCTTTAATCAAGTTTTTTGAAGAAGGGTCTGATGATTATTTTCTAATGTGTTTTGAAGATCATTATCCAATAAAAGCATTATCTCCTACTGCGAAACTAAGATTAATTGAGGGATTAGAGTATCTACGGAATAATGAGGCTGATAAGCTTTACCTAATGCCAGATTATTTTGGTAAAGCTAAAGAGCATTTTAAAGGTAACTGGCACCTGTCTTTCGATAGAGGGGGAGAGTTAGTTACAACTTCTTTATTACCTTCTGTGTGGAGGCGAGAGCATCTCCTAAAGTTACTTAATAAAGCTAAGTCTTTAGGGGCTAAGACTCCTCATGACTTTGAACTTTTACTTAATAGGAGTTCAACTGGGGGCCGAGTATTGCTAACCCCAGGAACCGCTGAAGAAGCCTGTATTTATGCAAATTTAGATGCCGTTAGATCGGGAACTTATAACTCTGGGATTTTCCATAGATGGAATCAAAATAGAAGTACTGGGCCACAGGAATGGATGCAGAATGTGGATGAAGATGTAATGAAGGTCTTTAAGAGGATGGAGGAAAAATGGAGTACTTTCAATGTATAGTGTTGATAAAAATAAAGAAGAATTAGACAGTTTAGAAGAGTCTCCTTACTATGGTCAATGGCATACAGACAAGATTATTGAGTCGTATTTTGATAATAAATATAGCGGGGTTTGTATAGAAGTGGGTGCAGCAAACGGGATTAGGGGATCTAATACTAAGTATTTTGAAGATGCGGGGTGGGATGTGTTGTGCATAGAGCCTAATATAGCCTATAAGAAATCCTTGGAGGCTAGTAGAAAGTTAGTACGCTTCTTTGCTTGTGGAGATAAGAATAAGGAAGGTACTTTACACATTTTCGATATCGGGGAAAAGAACATCTTTTCTTCCGTAACTTCCCTCACCCCAGATGAGAGACTGGTCGATGCTCATTCGGCTATAATAAATGAAAGGCATGAAGTAGGGGTTCCTGTTAGAACTTTGAATTGGATTTTAGAAACTCAGGTTTCCGATACTCCCTTTGAGAATATAAGAGATATTGATTTTATCTCTATTGATACTGAAGGTACAGAGTTAGATGTAGTGAAGGGATTTGATACAAATTTGTACAGTGTGAAGCTTTTCATTATTGAAAACAACTACGAAGATACCGAGATTGAAGATTATATGAATTCTTTAGGATATAAAAAAGATAAACGATATAAGATAAACGACTTCTACATTAAAGGAGATACTTATGGAAAATAAACTATTTTCGTTTGGAGACTTATATGTTTCCGATTTTATAAAAGGTGACGATGCTCCAAGAGGAGGCAAAGAACCGTTGTCATTAGTAATGGATACTTCCATCGGGGCACCTAAGCTAGACTCCGCTACAGACCCAGATAAGATGTATGGGAAGTATTGGTACAGGTCAGGTATTAATGATACGATGACAAAGGAGTTAGAATCAATAGCTAATAGTTGTATGAAGTCTGTTGCTACGAAGCCCGATGATTTGTTTTTAGATATCGCATGTAATGACGGAACACTTTTAAAGTTTGTGCCTGATCATATGACCACAGTAGGCATCGACCCAGTAGACGATAGTTATTACAAAGAATCCTCGCAGAGGGCAGACCTCGTAATTCAAGATTATTTTACTGCCGAGGTTTTCAAAAAATCTAAATTCGGGGACAAGAAAGCAAAAATTATAACAACTATTGCTATGTTCTATGACTTGGAAGATCCCCTAATCTTTTTAAAGGATATTAATGAGATTCTAGATGATGAGGGGCTCTTTGTATTACAGATGAGTTATACCCCTTTGATGCTTAGGCAACTAGCTTTTGATAATATTTGTCATGAGCATATTTATTACTACAGCCTGACCTCTATAGTAAATTTACTTAACCAAGTTAATATGCGGGTGGTTGATTGTCAACTAAATGATATAAATGGAGGAAGCTTTAGAGTATACATTAGAAAAAATAAGGCTGATGAAACTGGATTCAGAACTTCCCCATATCGAGATGTAGCACAGTATAGAATAGAAAGCGTATTAAGACAAGAGGAGGCTTTGCAAATTACTACACCTAAACCCTACTTAGAGTTTTATAAAAACATTGAGGCTTTGAAAGAGCGAACGGTTAACTTTATAAAAAAGGTTACTTCCGAAGGAAAGACAGTTTGGGGCTATGGGGCATCTACAAAAGGAAATACTTTACTACAGTGGTTTGGATTAGATAGTTCTTTAGTTACGGGGATTGCAGAGAGAAGCCCGTATAAGTTTGGTCTTACAACGGTAGGGACGGACATTCCAATCTACTCTGAAGATGAGATGAGGGAAGCTAATCCCGATTATTTGTTAATCCTACCGTGGCACTTTATTTCTGAGTTTTGTAAAAGGGAAACTGAATACTTAGAGAATGGGGGCAAGTTTATTGTTCCTTGCCCAGCCTTTGAAATTATTGAAAGAGAGGTTGTTTAATGAAAAGGGCCGTAATAACAGGGGTTGCAGGACAGGATGGATCGTATTTAGTAGAACTTTTATTAGAAAAGGGTTATGATGTGTGGGGAGTTTTACGAAGACATTCCATTACAGAACAAAAAGCCTCTAGATTAGAGGAGTTAGGGATTCTAAATAACCCACATTTACATTTGGTTTATGGTGATATGACTGATTTTAGTTCCTTATGTCATTTATTTAAAGATGTTCAACCGCATGAAATCTATAATTTAGCAGCCCAGTCCCATGTTGGGATTAGCTTTAATCAACCTAGTCTTACTTCTAAAATTACAGGAGAGGCAGTACTAACACTTTTAGAGGCTGTCCGTCTTCATTGTCCTAACGCTAAAGTTTATCAGGCTGGATCTTCTGAGATGTTCGGTAATGAATGTGAGAAAGATGGATTCAGGAGAGAGACTACCTCTATGCATCCCGTAAGTCCGTATGGGTGCGCTAAGTTATATGCCCATAATTTGTGTAAAACTTACCGTACATCATATAATATGTTTATTACTAATGGTATTTTATTTAATCATGAATCCCCTAGAAGAGGATTAAACTTTGTAACTAACAAAGTAGTAGTTGGTGCTATTAAAATTCATGAAGGAAAAGAGCAGGAACTGGCTTTAGGTAATATAAATTCTACTAGAGATTGGGGTCACGCTAAAGACTATGTGAGAGCTATGTGGATGATGCTCCAGCACGATGAGCCTGATGATTTTGTATGCGCTATGGGGGAGTCTCATTCTGTTAGAGACCTGTGTGCTGAAGTATTCGGTTATTTAGGATTAGACTATTTAGAATATATAATTATTGATGAAAAATATTTTAGACCCAGTGAGCTTACTGATTTGAAGGGAGATTCCTCTAAGCTACGAAGGACCTTGGGTTGGAAACCTAAGTATACTTTTAAAAGTATGATTGAAGAAATGGTAGAGGCACGACTATAAGAGTTTAGTATATGAAAGTATTAGTTTTACAAGGAAGAGATGTACATACCTATAGATTAGTTCAAGGATTTTTATCGTGCGGTGTAGAAGTTTTTGAAACTTCTAATGAGTTAGATAACTTTAGTAAGTTTGATATAGCTTTTGTAGATCCCTCATATCCTCATCCTGTGGATAAGATAAATGCGGATAGAATTTTATTTTATGATTGTGAGGACGACCCTAAATCATTTGAGAGAGGGGAAGCCTATGAGGCATTAAAAGACAGCGTAGAATTTTATGCTAAACTGGTATATATTGAGGATGATCGTGGTGACGGGATTAAAAATATAGCTTTTCCTATAAATTATTTTACTAGTTTAATTAACATAGCTAATTCTGATCTGTCTCATATACCTTATACATTTAACCCTTTACTTATTGCTGCGCCAACTTGGTTAGAGGTCCCCCCAGAACAAGTGAAGGAGGATGACAAATATTCTTTTAGTAAAGAGGAAGACATCTACTCTTTTGATATAGACAAAAATAGAGAAAAGCATTATAGAAATACTGGAATGATTTCCTATAATCAAAGAATAGATTGGCTATTATCTATGGAACAAAATGATATACCTCATACTGGTGGGTTAGTATTTAAAGATTACACTCATGAATATGTAGGTAATATATTTGGTACAGGAGTTTCTAAGTGGGACCATCCTCGTATAGGATATATGGATAATTTATTGTTATTGCATACTAATAAGGTATGTTTATGCCCTGGAGGGCATGATAGAATATCTTGGAGAACCTTCGATATAATGGCTATGGGATCTATCCTGTTTTGGACTGATGTAGGAGATAGGAAGATGCTTTATATGCCAGAGGTGTATGTGAAAGTGAAGGATGGGGAGAGCTTGGCTGAAGTTATTAGTACAAATGAAGATTCTTTTCCTCTATTATTGGAGGAGTCTATAAAGAATAAAGAACTAATAAAACTACTATCCCCAGGTAAGATAATGAAAGATTTTTTAGGGCAGATGGAGTAATTTATGATTAATAAAGTAAAAGAATTTAACCTAGCGTATGGATTACCCATTGGAACCGTGAGTGGTTACAATGACGAACGAGAGATCTCTGAAGAGGATGGTAAATCTATTATTCTCAGACGAGAGCTTATCCAGGAGGAGTTCAAAGAGCTTATGACGGCACCGTATCTGGACGAGGTTATGAAGGAGGCTTGTGACCTTGTGTATGTCGTTCTAGGGATGTTTGTGGAGTTCGGTTGGGACTTTGATGAGGCATTCGCCAGAGTGCATGAGAGCAACATGAGCAAGCTTGGAGAGGACGGTAAACCAATCTACCGAGAGGACGGTAAAGTTCTTAAGGGTCCAGACTTCTTCAAGCCTGATTTAACTGACCTCCTATAAAAGTCAAATTTGGTGTAGCTTATTTGGGGCTTTCGAGCTATAATAATGGTATGGGCATGAACGCAGAAGTATTAGAAAGACTACAAAAAGCAGGGCTCTTATCAGAGCAAACATTAGACTTGGGTAATGTTCCAACAGGATCATACGCACTCAATAAAATTATCTCTGGGGACTATCAGAAAGGTGTTCCCATTGGTATGATAACACAAATCCACGGAGAAGCAAGTACCGCTAAGACTATTTTTGTTACACACATTTTAATAGAAGCTCAGAAGAAAGGTTACTATACTATTTTAGTTGATAGTGAGAATGCTTACAGTACTGAATTTGCTAAAACTCTTGGTATTGATGCTGAGAAACTGGTTTATGCTATTCCCCAAACTGTTGAGGATTGCTTTAACTATATGGAGACCACCATTAAAAGTATTAGAGAGGTTGATAAGGATACACCTATTGTAATAGCATACGATAGTATTGCCGTCTCCCCCTCAAAAGCTGAATATGAGGCAGAGGACTATGACGGCAACAATATGGTTGGGGCGAATAGAGCTAAGGTTACAGGAGCCTGTTTGAGAAAGATCAATCCCCTGCTTCGTAAGGAAAAGGTTGCTCTTGTAGTAGTTAACCAACTAAGAAATAAGATTGGTGTAATGTTTGGAGACAACACCACCCCAGCAGCAGGGGGCAAGTCCTTAGAGTATTACCTTGGGGTCAATATTAAAACTCTTTCTGCTAAATCTGAGCGAATACTAGATAATAATAAGCAGATCATAGGTATTCAAGGAAGATGTAAGAACACCAAGAATAAAGTTTCTATTCCTTTCAGGGAGTGTGAATTTGAGTTGATTTATGACAAAGGATTGAGTCCCTTTTATGGGTTGCTTAGTCAGCTAGTATTAGATGGTCATGTGACTCAGCAAAAGGCATGGTATACCTATAAGGACATGAAATTTCAAAATAAGACATTTAACGATAACTTCTCGACAGACGACAAATTTGCTGAACTAAGGGAGATAGTAGGATTATAATGGAAAAAGACAACGATTTTATGAAAATTCTGGAAGATCTTCTGGATGAAGTATTCAATGAAAGTATGGAGAAACACTTCGATGATAAGAAACCAGAGGTTATTTATGAAAATATTGAAGACTACACCAATAAGACTGGGAAGCGTTTTCGGATGAATAAGGACCAAAAAGAGAGGGGTTTGAATAGAGAAGAAGCTTTTGGTGAGCTTTTTCCCACAAAAGATAACGAATAATCCCCTATATACTTATACGGGGTTATTATCTATGACGGATCCAAAACATAAAATATACTTGGATGCGAATAAGTATGTGTATGCTTATCAATTTCGATTTCTTAAAAATATTATAAAAACAGACCATACCTTCTCTTCCGCAGATCTTCGGGAGTATATGGATAAGTTTGTAGTTTATAATATTATAAGTGATATAGAGGAATCAGATAATGAGTCGGCTAGTTTGGTTTGGTTTGAGGATGATAGCATGATAGCTTATCAATTCCCCCAAGAGGGTAAAATAGTATCTGTACTCTCTAGTGTAGGTTACGCCTTCCCAGACTTAGAGGATATGGATATGGATGAGGATGATTGGGTATGAAGCTTAACTATTTTCAGAGAATTATGTTTTCGTTTTTGGAGGTGATCTCAGGTAGTCTGAATTTAGTCACATCTTTATTGGGCATGAGTCCAACATGGGACTTAAGCGGTAT